GACCGCGAGCAGCGTTACGGCTCTGGCGCGGAAATACTCTAACTTCACTGGGCAGTTCGAGCGTGCAGACTTGTCTGGCATCATCGCGAGGCTGGCTCAGTGCGTCGGGGTGTACGCGCTGACAAAGAAGCTCTCATTCAGCGAATTGAAAGGCAGCGCGCCGACCGTGTTGCGCACCCTCGCTGTAATGGATGATCCGGTTGCGGCGACCCCGCGCACAGTATTCATACCGCGTGTAACGTCTGACTCGCTCGGCCCGGACGTATTCAGCGCACTTGTTGGTGCGGCGAACGCATGTGGTGCAAGCGTAGTGACTGACGTTTGCAGTGTCGATGCTAACAATAACGCGCCGTTATTGCGAGCTCCAGCTGATGGAATGTTGGCAGCGGCGTGCTGGCAGGGTATAAGGCTGCTATTGGCCATGTACGACGAGAGTGACGCCGGCGCGATCGCGTCCTACGCGTTCTACGCTGGCGTGCACCGTGCCATGACGGTTGTCGGGCACAGCGACGAGGGCGCATACGTAAGAGACGTGTGGCGTGCAAAAAGTTTTGCCGTACCATACGGGGGGATTTACTGTGCAAACGTAGCAACATTCGTTGGCATGCCGATGCCGGACGTTACGGATTTCAACACGTTCGCCTCTTTGATGGACGGGGCTGCATTGCTCTCAGCGGGACTCGTCGCGATGTCTGATCCGCTGATCCAATATAGGGGGCAAGTGTACCCGACGATTGTGGCGGCGCGCAACATCCAGCCAACTGGGGGTAGAGGTGCGCCATCTGAGTCGAGCTACTCGCCCGACTTAACTACACAGGTAGCGGCGGGGTGCTCTGTATTCTGTGGCGCCTACATCGCGAATCTTGCGCGGTCCCTAATGGTAGGCGAAGGCGGGGCGGATATGGCATGTGCGCACATGGAAGCGTGTTTCTCTGACCTTGCTGGATCGAAAAACAGGCACCTCGAAGTTGCGGTGGCAGCCCCGTTCTATTGGGTTGAACCGACAAGCTTGATCCATGATGCCTCTGTGTACAGAAGCAAGGCACAGGATTGCGGCTACGGGGTGTATGCGGGAACAGAGCGGCCCGGGGCTGTGCCTTACTTCGAGAAGCTGCTCGTAAAACGTGAGCATAGCTGCGTTGAGCACTGGTTCACAACTTGGCGCACGGCTCGAACGTGCGGGGCGGTGCTGTTGCACCGTTACAACGCTCTTGACGGCCTGGGCGCGTTAATACCACGCCAAGCCGCATATGACGGCTTTGCGTTGAGAGGAGGACCGTCAGAAGACATAGGGGACTCGTTCCGCAGGAGTGCGCCGTTGAGCGATTACTTGTGGGAGAGAGGAGATGCTGGCGTGCCTGCCCCCGCAGAGCTAGTCTACACGGGGGAGGCAATAGCATTCAGTGCGGTCAAGCAGGTGATGGACCCTGATACGTATAACGTCGTGGAGGCTAACCTCAAAGGCGGGAACGATCACGGGGACATGGTGCATGTGATGGTAGGCACACCTCAGTATATGCGCTTGAGCGATGTGGGTACGCGGACACCCAAGGTGATCCGAGGACGAACACTTGCAGCTGCATCGCTGGCGGCGACAAAAATAGGAGCCTTGAGGCAGGTGGACCTAGCTACAGGTGGCGAGGACCTAGCAATCATCGGCGAGTCTCCGGTGGCATGGTTGGTGGCGACCGACGCGCCAGTAGTGAGTGGCGTAGAGGTCGGGTCTGTTGAGGTCGCGCCGCCCAGGGCAACGAGTCGTGGGCAACCGGCCGCACGAGTCACCCAAATGGCAGCTGACCACTACAGACAGACGCGCCCTCCCGCAAGACAGGAGGTGAGGCTGACGGTTGCGCCGCAGACCGCAAGTGAGGAGTCGGCGGCAGTAGTGAGTGAAGAG